CCTACCTGGATGTAAGCACCGTTGTCGAAGTCGTATCCGACATGAGTTTCCAGGATTGCGCTGCCCGTTCCAGAATCAAGCCCGGCTGAGACGTTGAGTTCCGGATTGATGTACCACTCGGCTTGAGCAGGAGATGCCAGCACAGCTGCTGAAACGGCGACACCACTCGCAATGAGAAGTTTGAACATGAGAAGCAGAATTACTTACCTTGGCCACGATACTTCTTTCGTCCATGGGACGGTTTTGAATGTGATCCATTCCCTTGACGAGTCTTTTTAGGCTTGCTAGGGACAAAATTCTGTCCGCTAAGTGACTTAGCCATTACTCTTCTTCTTCTTCTTCTTCAAAAACGTATCCAAGCTCGATAGCGCGTGCTTTTGCAGCCGCTTCGTCCGTGAAGTCTTCGACAGTGGGCTGGCCTGTGACGAATGCAGAACCGTCACCAATCTCGATGTAATGCACCGCTCCAGCACCGTGACAGACGTGATAGGTCATGAGTTAAAGGTAATGGTCCAACCCTTGGTGACGAGATTATTGTAAGCGGTGTTTGCTGCTGTGCTCCAAGTTGACTTGGCAGCATTTGTACCACCATTAAGATGTAGAGTAATGTTTTGAGCGCCGTTAGTATCTAAAGAAGTTAAAATGTTTTCAATAGATTGTGCCGTTAATGCACAATTAGCCCAGGTATTACTAAAAGAATTCGATGCAAGAGTTCCCGTAGTATTAAATTGATTGGCAGGGAATGTTGTCAACGAAGTACAATCAAACCATCCATAACCGAGATTAGTTGCACTTGAATAATCTAAAGATGGGAATGATGTAAGTGAAGTACAACCTCTCCAAGCTTGATTAAAGAGAGTCCCGCTAGACGTGTCTATAGAAGGAAACGATGTAAGTGCAGTACAATTCTTCCACGTGAATCTAAAATCTGTTCCACTTGAGGTATTAATCGAAGGGAATGAAGTGAGCCCTGAGCACCCATCCCAAGCATTTTTAAACAAAGTTACAGTTGAAGTATTAATTAAAGGAAATGATGTAAGTCCGCTACAATTAGACCATGCGGCACTTAAGTTATTTGCGCTTGAAAAATCTAGTGCAGGGAATGAAGTAAGTCCAGTACAGCCGTTCCAAGTGAAAAAGAAAAAAGTTCCGCTTGATACATCTAGTGAAGGGAATGATGTAAGGTTGGAAAGGTTATTAAAAGTGCTTTTAAAATTCGTAACGCTAGACGTGTCGATTTTGCCAACCGAAGTTATCGAAGTTGTGTTAGCAAAAGCATCTTCTAAACTGGTTCCCAGTTGACTGCCACCAGTACCGTCAATTTTAGTTAAATTGGTTTGGTAGTCCGGTGCATTTTGATGAGAAGGTCGAAAGGTAGAACCTGATGCTGGTGTAATTTTTATCTTGTAAACACCTGCGGTGGAATAAGTATGATCTTTAGCGTTGGATGTGATACCTGTTTCCGTGGAACCATCGCCCCAATCAACGTCATAATTAACAGTACCAGACGTTTTTATTTGGAACGAAGAAACGGAAGCAGTGGTGTATTCCAAAAACGCAAGTGCGCTGACACCGCCAGAAATGCTTTGGCGCAGTCCATTATTCAGCCCGTTATTAAGGCTGGTACGCAGTCTTACGCCCATAGTTCAAAGTGCTCCAACAACGGTTGCGACAGTAGGCGTTCCACCGCTGAGACTTACAAGACGAAGCCGCACAAACTCAACAGGCGTCCCACTCAGCGAGTAGCCGGTCGTTCCGTTGGCTGTAATCGTTGTATCTTCTGCCTCCTCGTCAAGGTTGAAGAAGTTGGTGTTGTCAAGACTGCCTTCAAAACGCACTACGACGTTCGTTCCAATGCTGCTTACCGTCACCTGGAACGTGATCTCAGATGCTTTTACCTCAACTGAGCTAGTAGTCCCCGCTGCCGTCAAAGACGTCAGGCCGACAGTCGTAAACGGATAAAGGGCCATGACAACGGTGCAGACTCAACACTTCATAGGCGCAATCTAGCAAAGAATCAAATCCCGTCAGTTGAATCCAGGTTTTGGTACTTCAGGGCCAGCCCAGTGAATAAGCCGTGCTGCGGATGGCTTATCTGGTCACGGCCATCGAGAAAAAACAACTCCTCAAGCCATAACGTGCGAGCCATCATGGCCTGCACGTCTTCCGCTCCAGGCTTAGACGCGATCATCGGGTCAGGGCGTTGCATCAAGATCCAGCAGTGATTGCGTTGTTCAGAGGAGTCATGTCCTCAGTCGTCCAAAAGTCTTTAGCGACCATGATTTCTAGGTGCTTGACGTTGCGCGACACCGAGTCCTGCTCCTCAGTGGTGCGGCTGTCCTGAGCCATCAGCCCATTGATTAGGTCAACACTATCCATTGCTGCGGAATAGTGCTGCGCAATCTGTTCAGCAGAAGGTGCGTCAGGCATTTGCTTTGAGCTGTTCCACTTCGGATTTTAGCTCTTGGATCGCTTTGACAAGCATTGGAACAAGCTTTCCGTATGAAGCTTCAAGGCGATTAGGGTTCTCGTCCAATACCAGTCCTAAATACTCTGCGTCTGATTGGAGTTGAGCAGACTGCAGGTCTTGGGCAATAAAGCCAGCGTCATACGTTCCATCCTTGCTATTGCCGTCACGGGTCTGCCATTGAAACTTAACCGGACGAAGTGAATCAATGAAGTCGAGACCCACAGGCAGATCTTCTACGTCGATCTTGTCGCGTCCATCAGAAAGGCTGCTAATTGTTTGCTGGTTGCAACGCAAGGAACTGACAAACACGTTGCCAAGGGTTACTTGGTTATCAGAAGTTGCAGAACTTGGTTTCGCGTCATATCCAAGGCTTGTGTTGTTCGAACCAGTAGTCAAATTCTCTGCGGCTTGATAACCCACGGATGTGTTGCCATACCCTGTGGTGGCAAGCTTTGCCGCATTCATTCCCGCGGCATAATTGTTGTATCCCGTTGTTAGCGCAGTAAGGCAACTTGTTCCAATAGCAGTGTTGTTATATCCGGTATTCTGAGCCTTAAGTGCATATCCACCCACAGCGGTTGATGAACTACCAGTTGTATTAGATTTAAGAGCATAATATCCGAGTGCAACATTAGTGGCCCCAGTAGTGTTAAACCGCATCGCATCATCACCCATGGCCGTGTTGCGACTTGCTGTAGTTATTGAGGCAGCAGTATTATTTCCAACAAAAACGTTGTTAGTCCCTGAGGTCAAAGAAGGAGCAACGTTGTAGCCAACAGCCGTATTGGGGCCGTACTCTACATTTTGTAGCGTGGAAGATCCAATAGCAGTATTGTAAAAAGCTCCGGTAGCTGCACCTGACATTGCATTGGTGCCGACTGCGGTATTGTCTGTCCCAGTACTGACAGCACCTAAGGCCGCAGAGCCCACACATGTGTTGTTGTTGCCCGTGGTGATTGCATCACCTGCTTGATAACCAATAGCTGTAAGTGCAGTTGCGCTAGTTGCTGTCTTGCCGGCTTGGTATCCAACGCAAACTACAGAGGCAGTAGCATTTAAGGCAGACTCATAACCAACGGCAGTGACGTAATTACTGGCTGCAAGTCTTGCTGCGCGATATCCAACTGCAGTTGAACCGTTGTGAGTTGTGTTGTTATTCCCTAAAGCAGAAGTACCGATCGCTACGTTTTGATCGCCTGTAGTGTTGTTGCCAAGAGATGAATTACCGTAAGCAATGTTAGAAAATCCAGTAGTATTAGAAGCCAAAGAATATCTACCAAAAGCACAGTTTGCAGGTCCAGTGGTGTTACTTTCTAGAGTGCCGATACCAACGGCTGTATTTTCATTGTCAGAGCTGTCGTCACTATTTAGTGCGTTTTCTCCGATACCAATACTTGCAGACGTGGATGTAGTCGTAAATTTAACGACAGCATCGGATAAATCATCAAGGCTAGACGCTCCACCAGCGCCCACTTCAACGACCGATCCGCCGTCAGTTTTCGTAAAAACACCACCGTCTGTGGTGTTAATCGCAAGTTCACCTACGACAAGATCTGAAGCACCAGGATCAGAGGTGCCACGCTTCTGCTTGATAACATTCGCCATCAGAAAGTTCCGCCGTCAACGGTTGAGCTGTTGGAAAGATAATCCGTGCCAGCAGTTGCAGCAGTAAACGCTCCAGTGCCATTGCCTTTCAAAATGCCAGTCAGCGTTGTCGCGCCTGTTCCGCCATCTGCAACAGCAAGCGTTCCAGTGATGCTTGACGCTCCAAGGTCAACAGCAAGCTCAGTTGACTCAATAACTAAACCGCCATTGGCTTTAGCGTCGATGCTTACGGTTGAACCGCTGACATCAATACCATCACCAGCGGCTACTGCTGCTGCAGCTGCCGCAATACTGATCGAACCACTGCTCTCAGTAATCGTGATGTTGCTGCCAGCAGTAAGCGTTGCAAGCGTGTAACCCGTGCCGTTACCAATCAGCAACTGACCGTTAGATGGTGCAGCAGTTAAACCAGTGCCGCCATAAGCGCGACCAATAGCAGTGCCGTTCCAGGTGCCGGTGGCGATTGTGCCAACAGAAGTAAGGCTGGAGCCAGTAACACCAGAACCAAGAGTGCTAGCACTAAGAACGCTGGTGCCATTGATCTTAAATTCTTTGCCGGAAGCAATGTTGACATGCTCCGAAAAGTCCCAGCTATCAGTGCTGTTGGTCCAAACGATCGTGTGATCAGTTGCGCCTTTCAGCGTAATGCCGCCACCGTCAGCAGTTGTATCTGAAGGGCTACTAACGCTGCCAAGCTCAATGTTTTTGTCGTCAACAGACAAAGTGGTTGAGTTGACCGTTGTGGTCGTTCCGTCGACCGTGAGGTTTCCTGATACCGTCAGGTTATTGCTAAACGTAGTGTTGCCCGACAGCGTTGCGCCGCTTAGGTCAACCGTTCCAGTAAATGTCTTGTTGCCGCTGATCGTTTGATTAGAGGTCAGCGTTGTAAACGCACCGGAGCCTCCGATTGAAATAACCGAACTGGCAGCACCTCCACCGGCATCGCCAAACCCGTAATAGAGAATGTTATCGACCTCTGAGAATGCCGGTTCACTTGGAGCCAAGCTGCTTGGAGCGCCAGACGCACCACCAGATGCACGCTTCTTCAGTCGGATGGTGTTTGCCATGGCTTAAAAATTGCCTCCAAGGACAACGGTGCTAATGGTCCAGGTTGCGTCTGCCTTGTACTCCCCGGATGCCGAGTCGTAATAGACGATGCTCTTGTCCACTTTAGCGGCTTGATTCAACGTAAAACCAGATCCTGCAGGGCCTTCTGGCCCTTGTGGCCCTGCTGTTGTTGCAGTCACCGTTGTCGTGGCTGGGCTTTGAACAACTGTTGAAGTGCCGTTCTCCGTGACGGTCACACTGTTGTTCGTTGTGGTGACGTTGACTGTTGTCATGGTGCGGTGTAACCCTGGCTGACAAAGATCACGCCTTCCAAGTAATACTCGCGAAGACCACTTCCGTTTTCCAGCATCACGTCATACCGCAACTCATCTACAAACGTTGCCGTCTGCGTATCAGTCAGGCTGATCGTGATCTGCCCGTTGGTACGGTTCGTGTAAGCAATGCTGAAATCTGCGTACTTGGTGGTGCGCCCTTCGTTCCAAGCCTGGGCATACGCGGTGTAACCAGTAAGGTCAATCACCGCATCACTACTGTCTTTGAACTGCAGCAACAGGCTGTAATCAGCCCGACGCTGCAGCGTGATGTTGTACGTCCCAGGCTGAACAGTCATGGCAAGCCTCCTGTGGCAAGTCTACTTGAACTGACTAGCCGCACCAGTCAGGACGGCTTAGTCGGCCAAGTCATGGTGTAAGGGAAACCATCTGCTGCAGTGATGTCACGCAATGCAGTCCGATACGTTTTCCACTCCGTTTTCTTTGCGGTGGTCAACGGGCTATCGGCTAAAACAGTCCAGTCAGATTCAGCCAAAAGCTCATCACGCTGCACCCGTACTGATGCAGCCTTCAAGTCAGTAGCCGCCTGAATCTCCTCACTGGTGAGGTCAGTTATTGTCCACGCTTGCTGCCAAGCACCATCGACTAGAACTGGCGCTGCCTCATCAACACGCTGAACCAATGTGTCTACAGACGGTGGCTCAACGTCAGCCACAACAACTGCGCCAAACAAGCTCAGATCTGCGTTTTCTACGCTCGCAGGGAAGCAAGTGTTAGGAAAGCGACGACGGATGTCAGTAGCCCCAACGGGATACTCAGTAATTGATCCGTCAGAAACAAAAGCGAAATTCATGACTAAGAAATAGCTTGGTCTTCAACCAACGATAACCGCGTAATTGACGCAAGAGTAACACTTGTGTCCGATGGTGTAGATGCGCTAGGAGAATTGACAGTTTTGCTGACAGTAGAAACAGAGTAACTTGACGCTACATCGGTAGTCGAAATGCTTGACGCAGTGATTTTGTAATCGCCATACGTTCCAGCAGTTGGACCGTCCTTAGGCAACTTAAATACATAAACCGCTCCTGCGACCTGACCGCTGTTTGTGGTTGTGGCTCCAGCTATCAAAATATCGTCGTCTTTATCGACTGCAATGCAGTCGTCGCCATCTACAAAAATCATATAACCCCCTGACCCTTCATGCTCAATAGTTCTTTGCCATTGCACAGTGCCAGAAGAATTGAATTTAATGACTACTAATTTTCTATCTGTAGATGTACGATCGTCAGCACAAATAATGACGTTATCACTGCTGTCAATGCAAACGCCAGCCAGATTCATACTTGACGAAGAGCCTATCCTTCTTGCCCAATTCAAGTCGCCATCTGCATCATGCGCTGTTAAAATAGGTCCTTCTCCCGAAACAGGGCTTCCAGTTACAAAACCTGAACTAGAAAAAGGAGCCAAGCCAGCGTCACCGCCATAAATAGTAGTGCTTGTACGTGTCATCGCTTTGCTTGCCTGCAAAGTCCCCGATGAGTTGTAAATAACCATGTATAAAGCACGATTACTGCTAATATCGCTGTTCCCAACTTGAACAATGTTGCCGTCACCGAGTATTGCGCAACCAATACCGAAAAAATTAGTTCCAGAAGAACCAAAAAATCTTTGCCATTGGTTTGTCCCGCTACTGTTATGCTTCGCTATAAAAAAATCTCTATTGGTGTTGTCGATAGGGCCTGGCTGTGCCCTGCCAGAAATGTAATTATTGCCGGAAGAATCAACAACTATTCTCCTTTCAACACGACCGTCGCCAGAGTCTTTAAACCATGAAATACTGCTTAAGGCTGTATTCATTTTGCCGTATCCATCGCTGTCATCATACCAGTAAATGTCAGACCCATTTACCGTTAAACTTCGAATCCTCGTGTTTCTATCTGAAAGCTCTTTTCGAGCAGTCAAAGCCCCTTCTTCGT